TCACAGAATAAAGAGTATGTGATTGTTCACCAGTATGATAGAGTGCCTGCATGGCGAAAGATTATTGAAGCAAAATATGGCTAAGATATTATATGTTGTTCACCGATATGCTCCGTATCCTGGTGGTTCTGAAAATTATGTGCGTGATATGGCAGAGGAAACATTCAGCCGAGGCCATGATGTAACTGTACTTGCCGGTGAACACAAAGGTGATTTAAATGGAGTTAAGGTAACAAGTGACTTTCAGATTATGGGTTCAGAACTCTTTGATTTGATTGTTGTTCATGGTGGTGATGTTGGTGTACAAGATGTTGCATTAATGAACTCACAAAGAATTCCTTCACCAATGTTATTCATGTTGATTAAACCATCTGATAGCGCTGTGTATCAACATGCAATGAAACACGTTAAGTACATTGGATGTTCTACGAAAGAAGATTGGGACTCAACAGTAAAACACGGTCATCGTGAGAAATCGGTTCGCGTATCACATGGCATTGATGCAAACATTTCTACTGGTGCACCTGGATTTCGTGAAAAGTATAAAATCACAACACCATATATGTTTTTGTCGTGTGGTGGATTCTGGCCTAACAAAGCATTTCACGAATTGATTACAACATTTAATGCTGTCGGCCGTGATGACATTACACTTGTACTGACTGGTTATGATAATCGTCACGATATTATGCCGCCAGATTCTGAAAATGTAAAAGTAATGATGATTGATGACCGCAACGATGTTATGTCTGCCATCAGAGATGCCGATCTTTACATCATGCATTCACACTCAGAAGGATTTGGATTGGTTCTTTTGGAATCAATGTTGAATAGAACAGCATGGGCATCACGCAGTATTGCAGGTGCCAAAGTATTGAAAGATTTTGGCTTCACCTATGATAATGATTCCGTTCTGCGTGAATATATGATTGACTTTAAAGGTGTGCCACAATCCAAACTTGATGATGCATATGAATATGTGATGAACGCCCATTTGATTAAAAACACAGTAAATGACATTTTGAAATTAATATGAAAATAACTTTTGGTATAACAACAGACTATTCTAATCAACCACAAATCGATGAAGTGATCTCATCTATCAGGGCATTACAAATACCTGAATATGAAATTTTAATTGTAGGCGGCGAGAAGAAAGAGGATATGGTTGATGTAACACATATCTATTTTGATGAGACTCAACGACCTGGTTGGGTGACACGCAAGAAAAACACCATCGTTCAATCAGCCAAGTACGACAATATCGTATTGATGCACGACTACTATGTGTTTGACAAAGATTGGTACAAGAACTTCTTGGAGTTTGGTGAAGAATGGGATATCTGTTCTAACAAACAACTACTCATTAATGACAAGAGACACTTTACAGATTGGGTGACATGGGATGATCCAGTATTTCCACGTTACACTGCACTGAGACATGATGATTGGTCACGTACTAACTATATGTACGTATCTGGTGGTTACTTTCTGGTGAAGAAGCAAGTTGCATTGGATAATCCATTCAATGAAGAACTTACACACGGTCAGGCTGAAGATGTTGAATGGTCTCTCCGAGTGCGTAATAGATATGTGGTGAAATGTAATGGCAACAGTATTGTGAAACATAATAAGCGGCATAGAGATGCAAAATAAATTAGTAATTTTTGACCTTGATGGTGTATTGATTGAATCCCGTGAACTACATTACGAAGCATTGAATGCTGCTCTGCGTAGAGTTGATGATAAGTTTGTTATCACACGTGAAGAACACTTGAGTCTATATGATGGCCTAAACACCACAAAAAAACTTGAGATGTTGTCTGAGAAAAAAGGACTTGATCGCAAGTATTTCAATCAGATTTGGCAAGATAAACAAACAGCAACATTCAACCTCATTCGGCAATTCCCAAAGAACAACAGACTCAGGCAAATGTTTGCCAAGTTGAGTATGGGTGGAATTAAGATTGCTGTCGCAAGCAATTCTATCCGTGAGACAGTTAAACTCGCACTGTTGTCTATTGGTGTGATGGAATATGTTGACTATTATGTCTCCAATGAAGATGTGAAACGAACTAAACCATATCCAGAGATGTACTGGCAGTGTATGACCGCACTGGATGTACTTCCTAAAAATACAGTCATCATTGAAGACAGTCATATTGGCCGGCAAGGTGCATTAGATTCTGGTGCCCACTTGGTTCCAGTTAAAGATTCACACGACTTGACGATGGAAAAAATTGATGAAGCAATCGATACACTTAACGGTGTAATTAAGAAAATGATACCATGGAGAGATAAAAAAATGAACGTACTGATTCCTATGGCTGGCGCTGGTAGTAGATTTGCCGCAGCTGGTTACACATTCCCAAAACCATTGATTGAAGTTAATGGTAAACCAATGATTCAAGTTGTGACAGAGAACTTAAATGTTGATGCACACTTCATCTATATCGTACAAAAAAATCACTACGATAAATATAATCTCAAACAGTTGTTAAACTTAATCTCACCTGGATGTGATATCGTACAGGTTAATAGTTTGACAGAAGGTGCAGCATGTACAACACTGTTAGCCAAAGAACTCATCAACAACGATGAGCCACTATTACTGGCAAACTCAGACCAATATGTGGAGTGGAACTCAAATGAATGTCTTTATGCTTTTACTGCTGACGGTGTTGATGGTGGTATTGTTACCTTTAGGGCAACCCATCCAAAGTGGTCATTTGCAAAACTCGGAGATGACGGTTTCGTCACAGAAGTAGCAGAGAAGAATCCAATTTCGGATATCGCAACTGTCGGTATCTACTATTGGAAAAAAGGTTCTGATTATGTTAAGTATGCTGAACAAATGATTGAAAAGGATATCCGCACCAACAGAGAATTCTATGTGTGTCCGGTATTCAATGAAGCCATTGGCGATGGTAAAAAGATTCGTGTCAAAGATGTTCCTAAGATGTGGGGCATCGGTACTCCAGAAGATTTGAACTACTTTTTGGAGAACCATAAATGAAAGTTGCAGTCATATTGACAGGACACCTCCGATGTTGGAAAGAGGTGTTTCCTAATTTCAAAGAAAAGATTATTGACCGATACAATCCTGATATCTACATTCACACATGGGATGATGAGGCCTATTGGATTCCTGGTGATAAACAAAATAAAACAGGTATATACGAAGGCGCACCACAAATTGTTGATGATGAAATATTAGAGACATACAAACCAGTACACTATGTAAAAGAGTACTGGGAAGATTTCAATAAACATTTTGAAGCTTGTGGTGAAAACTTTACAAATTATGCACATAGACCAAAGAATATACTATCGATGTTCTATAAGATGCATCAAGGTTTTTCTGCACTTGAAACACATGTTGCCCGACTACAAACATCATATGATTTGGTGATTCGTATGCGTCCCGATATGTTGATACACGATGACTTGCCAGATTTTGATCCAAATGTATTTTACACTGTTGCAGCCAGAAACCATTTAGGTCAAGGCACAGGTGATGTGATGCAAGTTGGTAATTTTATTTCAATGATGTTCTTCACCAAGTTGATTACAGTAATTGGTTCTGTCTACAAACAAACCGATTTGTTATGTCCACATGTTATGTCAACGCAACACATTAAGAATCTTGGATTTAAATGGCAGGAGATAAATCTAAATAGAACTCTTATGCACACACCAAAAGGACCTTATGTTGAATTGGACAAGTAATACATTTAAAGATATCATAGAATTAAAAGATGGACCAGTAACCTACTCTGATAGTGGTAGAGGTAATCTTAAGATGAGTAATCATCCGTATCCTTACTCCATCAAAGAACAAGAATTTAACTTTCTGAGAAACCTAATCGTAGAACACAACTTGCAACGTGGTTATGAGTGTGCTACTGCATTTGGTATTAGTTCGACAGCATTAGGCCTAGGTTTTAAAGAGACTGGTGGTAAGATTGTAACGATGGATGCCTATATTGAAGAATCCAAAGGTAATCCAGGTCACTACAGAGATATGCAACGTGAAGTGTATGATAAGGCCGATGGTTACAAATCAGTTAAGTATTTGATTGAACAGTTTGGTTTAGAAGACACACTGTTTCCAGAGATTGGTTGGAGTCCGGATGACACAGAAACTTGTGTGCGTAGACATTTTGCAGAGAAACTGGATTTCGTATTCATTGACGCAGGACATTTTCCGGAACAAATGATTAAAGACATTGATGCATTCTTGCCACTGCTTGGTGAGAAATATGTGTTGGCATTCCATGATGTGTATCCTCAAAGTTTCTCGGAAGCAGTACACAACCACCTATTCAATAAGATTGGTAAGAAGGTTGAGATTAAACTCCCATATCCGTCTGGTGAAAACTTAGGAGTTGTGATAAACATATGATATTAATTGCACATCGTGGTAATACTTCTGGTCCAAAACCACATTTAGAAAATAGTCCAGATTACATCGATTTAGCTATCGATGATGGGTTCTCAGTAGAAGTGGACTTATGGTGTGTCGATGATGCTTTATATTTTGGCCACGATGCACCGCAATACTCGGTGGATTCTGAGTTTTTACTTGCACGTAAACAAACACTCTGGATTCATTGCAAAAACAAAGAAGCATTCAGTTATTGTCTGAAGAACAAACTGCATTGCTTCTGGCACAATGTTGATGATTACACGATGACTAACTGGGGTTATGTTTGGGCATATCCAGGTAAAGAACCAGTTAATCAGTTGACAGTGTTGGTGATGCCAGAGTCAATCTGGACAACCAAGAAAACTATATCTCTTAATGCTTTTGGTGCATGTTCCGATTGGGTTGGTGAAATTCGTGAATACATAAATAGAGTATAATATTAACTGCTGCAGAGGCGGAAATGAAGTTTAGTCAGTTTTTTCAAGAGGCCAAAGGCCAACCTAAAGTTGTTGTCGTTTATGGTGGTGGTTTTCAACCATTCCATGCTGGACACACGAGCAGTTACGATCAAGCTAAACGTGCTTTTCCTTCTGCCGATTTCTATGTTGCAGCTAGCAACGATATCAAGAATCGACCAATCCCATTCAAAGACAAACAATTCTTAGCCCAGCAAGCAGGCGTTAAAGATAAGTTTGTTCAAGTTGCACAACCAGTTAATCCAACAGAAATTCTTTCTCAATACGATCCGAAGAAAGACATTCTTATTTTGGTTCGTAGTGACCGTGATCCAATGAACTACACCAAAAAAGATGGTTCACCTGCATACTATCAACCATTCAAATCAATCAAAGATTGTGTATCATTTGATCCAAAAGGTGGTCATGGATATGTTTATGTGACCAAAAAACATGTCTTTAAAGTGAATGGCAAAGAAGTTTATTCTGGCAGTCAAATACGTTCAATGTACACCAAAGCAGATGATGCTGGTCGTAAAACTATCATTGGTGATTTGTATCCAAGAGCTACAAAAGAAAACAAAGTAAAACAACTTTTAGACAAATACATCGGTGGAAATATGAATGAATCAGTAGACGAATTATTTGAATTATTGTTTGTCGAGTCTGTTGATGATTCCTTTGAACAACTATTGAACGAAGGTGTACATGATGCATCTATCTTCAAGGCAGTATTCTTGGCAGGTGGTCCTGGTTCTGGTAAAGACTATGTGCTTGATAACACACTTGCAGGCCATGGTTTAACTGAAATCAATTCAGACAGAGCATTAGAGTTTATGATGGACAAAGAAGGCCT